TAAGTTTTACGTTGTACAAGATGCTGCAAGAGGAAGTGAAGGATTTTCACAAACTTGGTATCCACACATTTGGCGTGTTAAAGTAGCACCATTAACAGATACACAAGAATACGCAGATATACTTGGAACTGCTAGTGATCCAGATAGTCTTAAAAATGATATTAGTTCTTACAAAACAGAACTTAACATTAGTAATGCTATTGTTAAAAGTGCTGAAGCAGCCAATCCAAATAACTTACCACTAGCTGATCATTTATTTGGTGTAGAAGATAATAGTACAACATATGAACATGGTGAAGTGTTACAACAAGGTGATCAATTTCCTGCTCAACCAAGCGAAGGTGAGTATTTTGTGAGAACAGATTTTACGCCTAACAGACTTTTTGTTAGACGAGGAAGCAAATGGCACAGATTATACGATAATATTACTGAGCAAACATGGAGTGATAGAACTTATAATGCAAGTGGATTTATTAACAATGATACAACAACTATAGTTAATAATCAAGAAACTCCAGAGAAACAACCCCTGTCTCAGGTAATTAAACCAAAGAGTGATTTTGAATAATGGCACAACAATACTTTTACGATAAACAAATTAGAAGATACATTCAACAGTTTATAAGACTGTTTAGTGGATTCAATGTACAAATGGGAAAAAACGATAACGACCTTCCTATATTTCAACAAGTACCTGTACGCTATGGTGACATTAATAGAATGGCTGCACACATAACAAGAGAGAATAGTGAGAACATTGTTAACACTGTTCCGTTTATTAGTTGTTATGTAACATCATTAGATATGTTTGCTGAAAGACGTACATATCAAGATCACGTAGACAAAGTTCAAGTAAACGAAAAGAAATACAATCAAGTAACTGGAGAATATGTTAACGAATTAGGTAATCAATATACAGTTGAAAGACACGCACCTGTTCCTTATATGTTAGTAATGAACTGTGATGTTTGGACTTCAAATACAGATCAAAAACTACAACTCATGGAACAAATACTAGTATTGTTTAACCCAACATTAGATATTAGAACCAATGATAGTCCAGTTGACTGGACTTCTTTAAGTCATGTTGAATTAACTAATACAACTTGGAGTACTAGAAGTGTGGGATCAAGTATTGACGATATTATTGATGTTGCCACACTAACTTTTAATATTCCTATATATATTACTCCACCAGCAAAATTAAAACAACAAAAACTAATTCATACTATTATTAGTGAACTATATAGTTTAGATGACGATGACTTGGATAACTTTAAAGAACAAAAAGTATTTGATAAAGACTCATTGAAGTATACTATTGTCACCTACAAAGATAGAAAAGTTAAATATGAAAATGGTAATTTACAATTATTAAACGATAAGGGTGCAAATTTAGACGACGATGGATTAGTATTAGAATGGGACAAAGCATTATTACCATTTGGTACATTAAGATCTGGAATAAGTCAATTAAGACTTAGAAAAGGAAGCGATATTAGTGATAAAGACAATGATATTATTGGTAGATTAGAAGAGCATCCAAGTGATCCTAACTTATTAAGTGTTACTATAGATAATTCTACATTGCCTACAAATACACTAACGGCTGTTGATGCTATAGTCGATCCAAGTAAAAATTATCCCGGAGACGGAAGTGTTCCTTCAGCAGTTACAGGACAACGTTACGTTGTATTAGAAAGTACTCCTATAAATGCATTATGGACTAATGTAGTTGCAAATAAAAATGACATTATAGAATACAACGGTACCGCATGGACTGTTAGTTTTGATAGCTCTACTAATAATACAACTCAATACGTAACGAATGTTTCAAGTAACGATCAGCTTGAATGGAATGGATCAGAGTGGATTAACAGTTATGAAGGAATTTATAATTCTGGATACTGGCGAATATATCTGTAAAATTGACGACCCGTGTGATGATTGTACTCACTGGATAGGACATATATGATAACAGCAAGCGGATGTATATTTTTAAGTATAGATACTGGCAGAGTAATGCTACAACAAAGAAGTGGCGAAGTTAATCATCCTAGAACATGGGGCTTTTTTGGTGGTAAATCAGAAGGCAATGAGAGACCTATTGAAACTTTATATAGAGAAATAGAAGAAGAAGTAGGAATAGTTCCATCTATTGAAAAGGTTATTCCTTTAAACAAATTTACAAGTCCTAATAAGAAATTTATATATCACAGTTTTGTTGTTACAGTAGAAGATGAGTTCATTCCTGTACTAAACAACGAAAGTGATGGATATTGTTGGGTTAAAATTGGGAATTGGCCTAGACCTGTTCATCCAGGAGCAAAGATACAATTTAATTCAAAACAGTTTATTAAGAAACTTAGAACTGTACACACACATCAAACAAAACAAAAATAACTTATCGTTTTTTCATACTAGCAACAAACTGTTCACGTAACCATTCAAAGTCATTAATTTTATTTAATGCTTCTGTATTGTCTTTGTGTTCAAGTCCATATGCTTTGCCTTCGTTTGCACCTTTAAGACAATAGCGTCCAAAACGTCCACCGTTGTCTACAGTTGTCCAAGTTTCAAGTCTTGCATCTGTTTCTTCTTGTTTTTGATTAGGGTTTACAGAACTTGCTAGTTTAACACATTCACGGAATGCACTACGCCATGTTCTATATGGGTCTTTATTGAATCGTGTAATATTTGATATATCACTAATTGGTTGATAAAATGCTACGCCTGTTGTATAATCTGGCAATGTGTGTCCTAATGATAGTAACTGTTCGCGTGGGAATAATTTAACACCACCATAACCGTATTCTAAATCATTAATTGGATTTCTTGCACTCCATACAAATGTTGTATTTTTTCTACTACTCATTGGTGGAATATAATCAAAACTAAAATGCCCTGTTATGTCTGCATCAGCATCAACAATATATACCATTTCTGATTTTGCTAATTCTCCTGCACGTTTATGTGCATTACCAATGCCTTCTACATTCTTTACGTGTTGTGCATCTTTGAATCTATCTCTTAATTTTTGGAAATTTTCATCTGCTTCTGCTTCGTGAAAACTAATCATGAATATATCAAACTCTGCTACATGATAGCTTGATACAAGTTTGTTTTGCAGTACTCCATGTGATACTCCATGTGTAGGAACTAAATGAATATCACCCCAACTAACTGGTCTGCTAGTTCGTTTAACTACTCTAGGAAACGTATGGATAAAACTCTTTCCAATTTCTCCATCGGGTCTGTATTGCCATGCAAAATTTGGATTTACTTCAATTTCATCAAATACTACCCAAACCATATCATGTGTATCTTTATATTTAGATGCTACTTCAAGTAATGCACCTTCGTCTGTTAATTTGATAGGTGTTTTAACTACTGGATATGAATCGAACATAAACCTTTTTAATCTATCCCAAGGTGTTACAACACTTTGCCCTTGGAATTCTTTGTTTCTATTAATTAAATTAATCATTGCAATCGCCCTTAATTGTATATGCACGTGTTCCTATATGTGCTATTCTGTCACTTACATCGTGACTAACATATACGCTATAACCATTGTCATGTGCTAGGTTACAAAAGTATATATCTTCTCCTACTAATTCAGTATAGCTTTCGTTATACTCAATCTTATAATGAGGTCGAGAAATATTTTCGTATACTTCTCTTTTTACTAACATCATTCCGCTTCCAACTGCCCATACTTGTTCGTTTCCTTTTCCTGTAAAAACTCTACTATCTAAATTGTTTTTACTTTTAAAAGCAACCGGCCTGTGTGGCGGGACTCTTGTTGAGTAATTTCCAGCGACAATATCTTTGTCTGCTGCTAATAATATATTTAGCGTATCTACTGGAAATTGCATATCTGCGTCAATCCACATAATGTGAGTGCAATCTGTTTCTAGTGCTTGATCTACTAACTGTTGTCTTTGCATTGCTACTTCACTGCCCATATTAAAATGCAATGAAGTTGCAAGTCCAGTCTCGCCACACTTTTTTTGAAGCATGGCTAAACTATAAGCAAAGACCGCCGTAGTTTGATTCTGCACAGGAACACAAATGGCTACATTCGCGGAATTGTCTTTCTTGTAATAATGGTTAGTTACACTGACCATTAATTACTTTTCAGAAGCTAGTTCTGACTGAAGTTCAGCTTCAATTTGCTGTACTTCAAAATTCAATTGTTTAGCAATTGAAGTTGTTTCTTTAACACATGCCGCAAAGGCTTCGTCTTCCAACGCTACCATATAATTCATGTGTTCTGGTTGTACTTTACCAATTGTTAAAATATCAACCGCTGCCAATTTTGCTAAACGGTGTACCCAATATTCTTCTTCAGTATCATTGATGTTAGACAGTAATGCATCTACATCATGCTCTGCACTAAAGTTTGCATAAACTTCTTCTAATACTTGAAGATCTGGGTGTTGTTGTTCTCTAGCCTGCATAAGTTCTTGTGTTAATGCATGTGCTTTTCTTGCCGGTGTTGGGTGTGCCCCAAGCACGAACGTTTCAATTTCAAAACGTGTTCTAATACTCATTGTTTTCTCCTGTGTTGAGTTTACTTGTGTAATTCATCTAAGTTATTTTACTATAAAATAATAACGTTGTCAAGTTAATAACAACGTTATTATTAGTTTTATTTACCTATTCAAATTAAGCGTCTGCGCCAGTTGAATTTGGATTCTGCCATCCGCCAAACGTAGCTGAAAGCTGAATGTTTGATGTTACTGATGGTGAAATAGTATTTCCTAATGTAGACATAGCGATGTTTCCACTTAGTCCAAAATAGTTACGTACTTGTCCCATACTAATAATGGATCCGGTTGCTGGTAATGCCATAGTGTGACTCCTTGCTTGTAATTATCGATAATCGCAGGCTTATTGCTTGCAGTTGTATTTATCTAAAATATATAATTGCTTATATTAGTATATTATTCTTTTGATGATTGTATATCTGATATTTGCTTTTGTAAATTCTCAATAGTCTGTTGTTGCTCTTTAATTGCTTCAATTAATAAGCCTGCAATATTTCCATATGCTACAGACTTCATTCCTTCAGCGTCAGTGTGAACTACTTCTGGTAAAAATTCTTCTACTTCTTGTGCAATAACACCAGTACTGTGTCTACCGTCTTTTTCAAAATTTACACCTCTTAAACAGTTAACTAAATCAACTGCATTACTTATTGTTTCTACATTTCTTTTTAATCTTGCATCTGAGTATGCCGTAACATCTTGTGTTGCAATAATATTTCCATCAACATTAAAATCTCCTGTGTATGAACCATCCATTGAAAATTCTGTTCCAACTAATTGTAAACCTTCTCCTGCTGTGTAAGTAGTATCACCAGTGTTAGAATAGTTACTTGCATGAATTGTTCCTGCACTTGCTGACGTCCAATCAATATGTTCGTTTGCTACAAAATCTGCAAAACCATCGTGTGTTAATGCCGCTATTTGATTTGTTATTGTTGTACTAAAGTTAGCATCATCGCCAAGTGCTGCGGCTAATTCGTTTAATGTGTCTAGTGTTGCTGGTGCAGTATCTACTAAGTTTGCGATTGCAGTATCTGTGTATGTATTTGCGTCTGTTTCTGCTGTGTCAACATATGTTTCTGTTGCATAAGTAGTACCGCCGCCTCCGGCTAATAATGCACTAACTCTTGCGTCTGTGTAATATAAGTTAGTACCTTCTGATAAATTTGTTGTTGACTTTGCACTAAATCCTGCGTCAACTCTAGCATCAGCTCTTGCATCTGTGTAATATAAGTTTGTACCTTCAGCAATATCGTCTGTATCTAATGCACCTGTTCCTGAAGTTATTGCACTGTCAACATATGATTTAGTTGCGGCGTGAAGAGCATTTGTTGGTGCTCCACTTAATGTTAATAGTCCTGTTAATACTCCACCGCTTAGTGGTAATACTGTTGCAATTTGCGTATCTGTATATGTGTTTGCTGATATTTCAGCTGCATCTGTATATAAATTCGAAGTAGCGATTGCATCTGCTTCGGCTGTATCTGCATAAGTTTCTATTGCAGTTTGTCTAGCTGCTGTATAAAATAAATTTGTGGAACCTTCAGTAAGATTATCAGTATTAATTGAATCTTCAATTGCATCATTAATATCTACATTTTTTAATGTAATTGTACTACCATCATGTGTTAGCACATCAGTTCCATTAATTTGTAATCTATCTAAATTACTACTAGTGGAAATACCTGCCGTTGCATCTGTATCTTCAATTACTTTGTCTGTTCCTATATAAAAAGCCATCGCTCTTTCTCCGTTCTATTTAATGTATTTATGACTTATTAGCTTTTATAAGTTCATCAATTTGTTTCTGTTGTTCTTTAATTGCTTCAATTAATAAGCCAACAACATTACCATATGCAACAGAGTGTACTCCTTGTTCATCTGTGTGTACTGCTTCCGGAAGTACTTCTTTGAGTTCTTGTGCAATAACACCAGTAGACGTAGATCCATCTTCTATACGATCAAATGTTACTCCTCGTAGTTGCTCTACTTTACCTACTGCATTGTCAATTACTTGTACATTTGTTTTTAAACTATCATCTGAGTAAGCAGTAATATCAGCAGTTGCTAATATACTTCCTACAACATGTAGCACTTCTGTTGGACTACTTGTACCTAATCCAAGTTTACCATCATTTGCCATGTGCATTTTTGTAGTACCATTTTTCAATACTTGAATTAATTCACCAACATGTCCACTTGTACTGTTTACATACAATGCTGCTGAGCCTGTACTACCTCCGCCTAAATTAGCTAATGCAGCCAGTCCATTTACTGACAATTTTGCTCCTGGACTAGTTGTTCCAATACCAGTGTTGCCACCTGTTGCAATGTACATGCGTGTATCAGCATTCTCTTTTAAACTAATACTACCGTTGCCTGCTGCACCCAAAATTAAGTGATCATCATTGCCGCGAACATATACACTATTATCACTGTCACTATTTGCACCCGATCCACTAGTGCCTAACTGTATTCTTGCATCAACTCCTGCTGTTAAATAAACATTGGCTGATACTGACAAATCACCTGTAAGTGTACCACCAGCTAGTGGTAGTTTTGCGGCAATACTGTTTGTAACAGTTGTACTAAAGTTAGCGTCATCTCCAAGTGCTGCAGCCAACTCATCTAGTGTGTTTAATGCCGAAGGAGCAGCACCTACTAGTTCATCAAATTTTAATTGTGCTCTTGCATCTGCTCTAGCATTTGTGTAATATAGATTAGTTGAACCTTCGCTTAAATTGTCTGTATTTTTAGTTGCAATCCTAGTATCAAAATCTGCATCTGCTCGTGTTGTTGTGTAGTAAAGGTTACTTGAACCTTCCGTTAAACTGTTTGTGTTGAAATTACTAATATCACTTACTTGTCCTGTTACATCACCTATTAGATCACCTGTGACTGTGTCTACTATAAGATCACCTTTTACTAAACTTAAATCTGTAGCATCAATACTGTTAACTGAGCTTGAAGCTAAATTAATTGATTTTATTAAAAGAAAATCTTCTGTAGTACTATCTTTAACAAGTCCTGTATATGATGTAGATCCTATTTTACCTAAAAATCCAACATCAACTGCTGTTGACCCATCTTTATTCAATATGAGAAGTGGGTCTGTTATTCCAACTTCTGTGCTGATTATATTAGTTGATTGTATTCCTCTAAATGCCATAATAGTAAATTCCTTTAATTATAGTAGTATTTATCAAATAAGAAGTTTTAACAGAAGTTTTAATCAGCCATAAAAAAAGCAGGGCTTTCACCCTGCTTTTAATGTTAGTAAAACTAATTACTTTTTAAGTTCTGCTACTTGAGCCGATAATTCCTTAACCGCTTCAATTAATAGACCTGTAATGTTTCCGTATGCTACTGAATGTAGACCTTCTGCATCTGTATGTACTGCTTCAGGAAGTACTTCTTTAAGTTCCTGGGCAATAACACCTGTTGATACTGAACCGTCTGCAATTCTTTCAAATGAAACAC